AGCCCTACTACCGTCTGGCTGGTGGGAGTGCCGGCCAAGTCCCCGGCCGCAACAAAACCGCCGCCGCCTCCGCCCCCTCCACCTCCGCCGCTACCGCCTCCTCCGCCCCCGGTTCCTCCACCTTCGACAGTGGGTTGCCACTCAATCGTGAGCGTCGCGACACCGTCCACGTCCACGCTCGAGTCCGAGGAGTCGATCGTCGGTATCAGGACGTCGAGGTCTTTAAACGTGATGTTTCTGATGTCCATCACCACGTCCGTGGCGATCGGCGTAGACGCTGGCAACGTGTACGTGAACAGTGCGCTGGTTTCGTCGTTGCGCCAGATGGAGATCACCAAATCCGCGCCGATGGTTTTCCGCAGCACCCCGATTGCACGCAGGCCCGGACCGGGCTGATAGATCGGAACGAATGGCGCGATTCCGGGGCCTGGTGTGAGATCGACCAGGTCAAGCGTGCGGATATAAGGGCCGCCGCCAATGGCCCCAATCCTTCCCTCTTTCAGCAGTCCCAGGCGTTCGAAGAAAATGACCCATGTCCGCGTCATCATCCCGTTCTCATCGAACATGGGTGTCTGTATCGGAACCCGAGGGGTGACGGTCTTTGATTCGATGGAGGAAATGCGGGCCATTAGGCGAACCCAGCGGTGAGTTCGATCGATGCGTCTACGATCGCGATTCTCGCCGCGGCCGTGGTAGAAACGCGATAGATGCGGCTCCTCGAGCCGCCGAGCCGTTGCCAGAAAACCCGGCTTTTGCCGTCATTGGTGGGCCTTGAGGGTGTCTTCGTGCGTGGCGTACTCCATACCACTCCGTCATCAGAGAAATCCAGCGTGACCGCTGGAGAGGATCCCGAGACTTCGACCTCGAGTTCCAGACGGTGATGGTAGATATTGAACTCCTCGGCCGCCACATAGGGAGCTACCCGGACACGTTTGATGGCGGCGCCGGCGTCGTCTAAGAACTCCTGCGACATCTGGTAAATCTTGCCGTTTTGCCAGTCGCCCACGAAGTGTTGTCCAAACGTGAATGCGTGGCAACGGGCCCTGTGCTTCCCGAAGTTGGTTCCATCCCAGTAGGGCCATTCGGACCACATTTGGGTGGTCAGGTCGTAGGCCCACGTCGCATCCGCGGTCTGAAAATTGATCACCCACCACTGGTGCCCGTTCTCCACATAGGAGTAAGCGTATGCGTCCCCAATCGTGGTGTACTTCGACCAGATCTGTTCCACCGCGTGGTTGCTCACCCTCACGGGCTGGAATCCCTGCGCCCGGTACGCGATGGTCTGCCCGCGGATGGCGTCTCCCCCCAGGAAATACAAGCCCTGATTGAGGCTCACAATCGACCACGGCGCCACGCAGCCGATATGCACGAAGGCGCCTGGGTCGCGCCGGAATCCGGCCGCGGCATCCGGATCGCCCTCGTTGCGCCATACCTCCGTCGAGGCATGCGTCCCGAAGACCCACAACTCTTCATGATCCGCAAAAAGCGCGCTGATGTTATCCGGATACCCCTCTTTCACAGAGAAATCGAGGGCGTCCCAGACCGTCCCGTCATTCGGCTGAGAGAAGAAAAACGTCTTGCTGTCGGGCGGATTCACAATGAAGTAGGAATCGAGGAAAGCTCCCGTCCTGGCATAAATCGGCAGAGTCGCGGCATAAGTGACCGCGGACTGCGTGCCGGCCGAGGCCGTCAATACCAGATGCTGGTCATCGGTGACCGATGCGACAACGTAGTCAACGCCATTGATCTTGATCTTGTTGCCCGCATTCGCCATCGTGGGAATGAACTTCTCGCCGCTCACCCATGTCACCGCAGTGCCCGCGGTATTCACCGTCCCGGTCCCGTTGTCGAATGCCGGGATGATTCTGGTAGTGCCGTTGAAGACAATCACTCCGCCGGCGCTTACCACCATGAGCTGGTTGCCGTTGGGAAACATCTGGACCGGTGAGTGAGTGGAGTCGTCCCCGATATCGCCCAGGTCCGTGAAAGTATCGTCCGAAAAGACTTCATAGAGACGCGAACCGCCCGCGGCGAACAGGCGTTGTTCACCAGCCCACAATCCGCGTACGGGCGCTGTCGGCAGCGTAGTGAAGGTTTGCAGCCCCGGCCGGCCGTAGTAGCCAATCGGGCTTTTGGCGCCCGAGGACGCGCTCGCTTCCGGGTACAGATTGATAGCTCTCTCTATGTCCTGTTTGGGTGACCATGCTTGGTACGAGGGCCCTACAAAAGCTTGGAATCTCATTTGAAAGCGCTGGATTGAAAGACGGCGGCCGGCGGAGCTGGCGGCGTGGTAATGGGCAGAGTCCCTGCCTCGCAGCCGCACGAGCCCCAACCATAATCAAGCAGAGGCTTAGGCGCGTTGAGCGAAAGTACCCGCATGAGCGATTCCCTGGCCTGGAGTTGAACATCCGGGCTTACCGCGAGCTGGAAGTGAGGCGCAAGCCGGCAAGCGAGGTTCAAGACGATGGCGTCATCGTAGCCTGGGGGAAGCACAACCACGTCAGTCAATCCTTGCGCGACAGACACCTGGTGCCATGTGAAAAGCTCGAGACTGCCCGAGGACGTGGGTCCATAGAGATAGATGTTTGCGATCGGGTAGTGCCGGTCATAGTAGATCGCACTCAGCCAGTTCATCTGGACGACGGGGATCGACGCCCACACCTGAGGGGTCAGGACGTCAACCGGGCTCCTCACCGGAGGGGATCCGGTCAGGTAATTGGCAAACGTGATTGCTTGGGGGGCCTGTACGGCCCAATCCGCGGGCGGTAAGGCGCCGGCCGGATCAATCCCGATTGTGTAGCTTGTTTTCCCGGTGAGGGGAAACGTGAGAATGTCCTGGCTATAGATCCAATACGGGTCGCAATTGAGGTTCCCGAGGAGCCGGTTGCACTCCTCGATCGCGTCCTGAAACTGCGCTGGAGACGGCGTCCGTCCGGGCCCGAGAGTGATTCCGGCCTTGCGCAGCGCGGGATAGAGCAATCCCGTCCCTAGCTGAATCGGAATCATTGCGGAACCACGCTGGACGCTTGGTCGCCCACTGCCTGTGCGGGCGCCGGCGCGTTCGAACTCATCTGGTTCGCCGCGTTGACCTGCACGATCGACGTCTTGTAGTTCTGGGCCTGTGACGTCACCAAAGGATCAATTTGCGACCGAGGGTATTCGGGCTCGAGGAGTACCGCCAAGTTGAAACGGATCGCGGCCTCGTAGCCTGGTGGAAGAGTGACCGTGTCCCCCAACGCAACAAAAAGCGGGAGCGGATCGTAGGTCCAGAGTTCCAGACTTCCCGTCATGCGCGGAGTCGGCCAGATGTACACCGTGGAATTCGGGAATCGGTAATCGCAATACAGCTTGCGGAGGATTACCGCGGTCGCGGCTTTCTCCGTGATGCTTTCCCAGCCCGTCGAGTCCACCAGCTCGAGGGGGCAATCGATTCCGCTGATGGCGGCCGAGGCGCTTTCGATCTTGACCGGGCGCGTAGTGAGGGCGTACTGGTTGGTGCCGGCCACAAGAGCCGTGGTGGAACGTTGCCGTCCCGGCAGGGATGCACCCTCTACGTTCCACGAGGAAATCATCTGGTTCAGCGACACCAGAGCATCGTTGAGTTCGACGGTTTCCAATGTCTCGCCGGCCGCGATTGCGTTAATCAGGCGCATGGACGAATGGATCAATTCGCTAACGGTTGCCATGTGACCTCATAAATGCCTGCGAATGGTGCGGGCCGCACGCTTCTTTGCCGCAGTTTTAAATCGGGTTACTTCGCCTTTTTCCGGACCGGGGGCTTGATTGCCCCCGATGGCGGCCGTTTCGCAGCCGGCGCCGTGTGGTGCGGCGGCTGCTCCTTGTAGGGTGGCTTCAAGATTGGCGGTTCCGGCTTGGGCGCCGGCGCGGGCTTTTCTTCTTCCGGCTCCGGTTCGTCTTCCGGTTCCGGCTCTTCAGGTTCAGGCATTTTCTTAGGCTTCTCTTCTTTGGGTAGCGCCGCAGACGCGGGCGGAAACTGGGTACGCGACCACTCCGGGCCGAGCGCGACCTCTTCGTCCTGGTTGTTCACACAGACCATCTGCTTGTACCTGTGGAACATCCACCGCGGATAGTTCGGATCGACTTTCATCCCGGTCCACTCTGGTTGATGGTGAAGGTTTTCCCGTTGACGTAAATGTGAGCGGTACGCGGAGCGCCGAGATTGGCCGTAGCGCTGTAATCGACGTCGCCATCAACGGATTGCGGCGTGTCGGGAGAAAACGTCAGCCATGTAGCCACGGAATCCTTGGTGGCAATCCAAGTTCCCGAGAGGCCGTCGCCCGTCATAGTGACATGGAAACTACTGCTGAAACTCGCTGGCGTCAGGTCCGCTTGAATGGGATTCAGCATAACCGGCGGCACGTCCGGTGGTTGCGCATTGGCAACGGCCACGGCGTACTTCGTGTAGTCGCGCCACTCTTCCGTAAGCTCATCCTCCTGGTCGGGAGAAACGATGATACGAGGCAACATGTTGACATTGGCGTAGATCTTCGGGTAAGGCGCCGCCGCCTCTTTCGGGGACGGCGCCAGGGTGAACCATTCGGCAGGATCAAGTGCGTCCGCTTCCTGCTGGCTTTTCACCAGCACGGGCGGCAGGCGCCACTTGGAGTTGTAGTAGACGGTTGGAAATGACATATATCATTTCGTTGCCGGCTGTTCTGCGGCCTCGAGATTAGCACTCGAGGCGTCAAGCAGACTCTTGGTGAATGGGAATGGTTTGAAGCGGCTCGTATCGACCGTCTTGAGATCGTCCGCAGAATCGACCACAAGCGGCGGCACGTTGATATCGAAATACAATTGCGGCCACTTCGGCTCGGGCGGCGCCGGCCCCTCGGCCGGAATCGTTCCCCACTCCGCGGGATCGAGAGCGTCCGCGTCTTCCTTGAACCGGATGACGATCGGCGGAACATGCCACTTGAGGTTGTAAAAAACTTTCGGCGGGTCAAGCGGCGTCTTGGGAGGAGGGGGAGGCGGCGCGGTGATCACTTCGCCTGTGGTTGGAGTAGTAGGTTGATCTGCCATGGAATTCTCCTTTACTGGACGACCTTGCACGCCCACTCAGGCCTTTGGGCGGCCCAGCCATACAACACGTCGCAGCGGGTGATGAAGACGTCGTTGTTGATGTCGTACTGACTGACCACGCGGATCGAGCATCCTGTGTCCGGATCCTGCTGGTTGGCCGCATTATGCACGCCCTTGGGGACTTCCAACGGGGCCATGCCGATAACGAAAGCGTCTTTGTGATAGGCGAGTCCCTGCTGGGAGAGCTGGCCTGTCGTTCCGGTGACGATGGTGAGCGGCGCCGATGCGCCCGGCGAAGCGCTTACCGTCTGACCCGGCATCGTGGTAATGATCGGCGGATAGATCGGAATCGAGGCATTTCCCGAGGCATCGCTTGAGACATCGGCGGTGACCGTAAACTGCATCAGGTCAGTCTTGACATCGCCCGAGACTCTGTTAGTCCGGAAGACGCTTGGAAGCGTGAACACGTCTCCCGCTTTCAATCTGGGAGCTGCGGCGGCCGTCCAACCGGTGGTGAGCAGCGTCGAGCCTGTCTGGCCGGCGGTAGTTGTGACCGGAGCGCCGCCTAACGCTCCGTTGGTATGGGTGCGGCAGTTCTGGTCCATTAACCAGTCAAATCCTCCCATGGTTCCCATCCTGCCTCTTTCGTACTGTTGTTTGACCTGCGTCGAGCTTTGGAAAAGCCCCTGCGCGGTCTTCAGTGCGGCCGTCTGAATTTTCGGCGGGATGCACATATACCGCTGCCCGTCCATCGGGGCGCTGTTGGTGTCCAACATTTCACCAGCACTCCAGAACGGATCTAGTGCCGCGATCGGCGTACCGACCGTACCAACGAGATTCGGCACTGTCTGATCGGCCATAGTCAATCCGTCCACATCCACGATGTTGGCGAGTGCTACGGCCGCGGATTGCAGATAGCGGTCCCCGAATGCGTCAATCGAGAGGGTCATATCCTTCGATGTGATGGCAAACGATACGACCTTCTGCTTGTTGAGTGTGAGGGTTTTCTGCGTTTCGACGATGTTCTGCGGCGTGATGGGAGGACCGTCTGCGGCCGTGAACATCACGGCGTCTCTGAGGCGTAGAGTGTCGCCAATTTTGCCCCCCTCCACCGCAAATTTGTCATCCCATGCATGAGTGATTGTGCCCGCAAAGCCAAGGTTGTTTTTGAATCGACGCAGCAGTTCGTTTGTGATTAGCTGGGTCGTCAGGAGAGTGTTTGTAGACACTGGTCATTTCCTTAATTGCGCCTCCCTTACCTTCAGCCACTTCGGATAATCTTCCCGAGCCATCCGCTCGTCATAGATCGAATCGGATCCTGTCTTACTCGGCCGAGAAATCGAGGGTGGCGGTGGGGGTGCGCTCGAAGTCTTCGGTGGAGATTTCCCATTCGCGGAGGATTGGTCGTCAAATGCAGCGCTGATGCGGCCGAGTTCCCTGACCGCGCTCACAGGAGAAAGCTCTGTGATGCGCTTCAAATGGTCAGGGTTCTTGGCGAGCCAATACAGAACCTTTGCTCCGTTTGGATCCTCGAGGACGGCCCGCTGTATGACCCCTGTCCCCGGCCCTTGCGGAACTGGGACCGAATAGACGGCGTTGTCGTAATCGGGATAGGTCTTGCGAGCCTCGCTCTGTTTGGATTTCCAATCGGTCTGGAGTTTTCTGTCTTCGGCTTCGACCGCCTTCTGTTTCTTTTCAGCTTCACGCTGCTGTTCGCGCTGATCGATTGTCCAATTGGTCAGCGCTTCTTGGTACGCTTCCAACGTTTCGAAGTCCCGTAGCTGCGGCTTGCCGGCCGGCGGTTCCGGCGGTTTTTCCACCGGCCGCGGCTGCGCCTGCAATTGCCTCTTCAGCTCTTCGATCTCCTTGGCTTGACGCTCGATTTTACGGTCCCGCTTGCCAGTGCGGGCCCGTCCCTCGTCGTCATCTTCCTCCGGTTCCTGGGGTACGGTATCCGGTTCCGAGTCCGGTTCGATTCTGGCCGGCGGAGTTTCCTCCGCGACCGCGGGTGCTGCTTTGGGTGCTGGGAGTTCCCCCGTAGTTCGGTAACGCTCGTACTCCGGATAAGAGAGCTTATCCAGATCAACGGCACTTTCACCGGTTCCGGCCACTACTCCAGGAGTGGTATTCGTTTCGTCTGCCATAAATTCCTACATCACGTTCTGCGGCGTGCCGGGAGTCTGCTCTTCTTCCGCAGCCTGTCCGCTTGCCATCAGCTCAAGCCGTGCCTGCAATATCGCGATCTGGTGCTGCAATAGCTGGAGGTCCTCTGTGGATTTGAGCTTCGCCTCGAGGTCGACAATCTTTGACTGACTGTTGGCGTTTATCTGCGCCTCGGTTGTGGTCACCTTTACCTGGGCGTCAAGTGCAGCCTGCCAGTTGGAAGACGCGACCTTCATGCTCTCGATGCGCTCCTTGTAGGCGTTGTCGATCGCGTTGGTCCTCATCTCTTCGGCATTCTTCTGAAGCTCCGCGGTGAGTTGCTCGATGGTCTGATTCATTTGCATGATCTGAGCCTGCATGGCTTCAGGGGGAATCTTTCCGTCTTTACCTGGTGTAGGATCAATCATTCCGGGAGGGAGCATCTTGCGGAATCTCTCAGCGATCTTGTCGGAACCGGCGAAATCACCGTTGGCGAAAATAATGTCGCCGGCCATTTGCAACAGCGGCGGATAGGCCCGCGCAAAGTCCGTGAGGGTAGACCACGTCTCCTCGCGTTGAGTGGTGTACGACGGGCCCACTTTGATCGTGACGTCGTATTTCCCCGAGGTGAGGTCGTAGCAGTCGTACATCCCCTGATCGTTCACAAAATTTTGGTTGACCTGTACCACCTGTTGTGCGCGGTCCTCTCCGAGGATTCTGATCTCACGTGGCGTGTCGTAGATCTTGGGGATCAGGTCACAGAGGACGACGCCGCACTGGCGGATGGCGCGGTTGAGGTTGTCCACGAAGTGGAAGTTCGATAAGCCGGCCTGACTCTGGCGTTGTCTGATCGCGATTCCGGACGTCTCGTTCGATCTGGCACCGAGTGATGCGTCGTAAATATTTGTGGTCGCCTTGATGTCATCGCTCGCCTGTGCAGCTCCGAGACTGAGTGCCTGAATTGGCGGTTCGTAGATGTTTCTAGTCGGCGGAGGAGCCGGGTTGCCTTCAATGTCGGTCGGTTCGTATTCAATAAATGCCCACGGCTGCGAGTTTGCCGTCGCCCAACGCGGATCCTTGAACGCCCCCTTGACTCCAATCCAAGGCGCCTTGGTCCCGAGGAGGACCGTTTCCGCCTCAGAGGAGCGATAGAAATTGTAGAGTTGCTGTGCGCC